CAGTCAACATGGCACTGGCTGCACGTATGCCAGCAGGCCCATGTCTAGTACCGCTGCGATATGAGGTACCACTGTCAACTGGTAATCCCAACACAGCTATGGGTTGATCATAGTACCTTTCGCAACGTAGGAAGTTTGTGGTGCCGCTATATTGGAAAGGTTTATAATTCATGTAATGAGTCCGCTGCCGGCGCTGGGGATGGTCAATCCTGTGGTCTGTGCCAAATAACTCTTTGCAGCGTCTATGTTGGCTTTGACTAAGCAAACAACATGTGTCTTTGAGATTGTGAATTTTCCTGCGGGATCTGCACCCATCATCCAAAATGGCGCCATTTGTACACCTGGTGCACCTGATCTTGGATCTTGGCTTAGAATCATCAGTAGTGGCTTAGACACTGTGATCTTTTCGGCGTCAACAGCTAGAACCTTTGCGATGATCTCGTCGCCGTTGCCAAGTTTAACACTTACGATATCGTTGGCATCTAGTGGTTTATCTAATAACATGTTTGTTCTCCTGCTGTATACAGGATAATCAAAAGTCTCTTGGCACAGCAATATTATTTTGATGGACTTGTGGGCAGCGGAGTGTTTGGATCAGGCCAAGCACGGCCTATATATCTAAACGAGTCCAGTTGGAATCCGCCCAGAATTAAATCACCCGGTGTGTTGCCTTGATTGCCCCCAAGGCATTTCCACCAACCTCCACCTGGATATGACCACAAAAAGGTCACATGTGACCCAGAACTGGTGTTACCATGGCTGCCTACCACTGCTACATCCCCCTGCCGCCATAGTTTTGGATTCTTGATGTCAATAGACTGTCCATAATTAACATAACTTGGAGCAGATGCAGAGCAGGTATCACCGGGTCCAACTACATATTTTAAACCACTGATTTTCAGCATCCATCCCATGAATGCTGCACACCAAAAACTATGCCCGGGCGGAAACACACTGCCAGAACTGATGCCGGTGGCTGCTAGCATTTTTTGTATATTTGAGTTGCTGGCACCGCCACGCCATGCTCCACTTAATCCTTCCTGATAGGCTTTGGTCATATTGGCAATAAATGTAGAATAGCCTCCTTGGCCTACAGCCACAGGATCAATAGCAGTAGTAGTTGGGCCCGATATTTGCCCAGCAGCAGCGCCCGGGGAAGGGGCCGTGCCTTCTGGACTGGCACCAGGAGTATCTGCTGGAACAAATGTAATATTACCATCTGCATCACGTATGGTCCACTGAGTAAATGTAGAAGAAGTGGCCAATGATATCTGTTCAGCAGTCAGGCTGTAGGAAGGATTTGGCAATACAGGTATAGAATGCAGTGCCGATGGCATCGGCACCGCCGGCTGCCACAAGGCTGCCTGTACTTGGTTTATATAAACATTAGGACTATACCATACATCTTGGCCGCTGTATGACGGGGGATTTAAAGGCACATCAGTTCTCCAGGTAGGGAAATATGTGCGTATTTATTTTTTAGGTTTGGTTAAAATGCTGGGCCAACTCGCTATAGCCGCCTATATGTTGGTCATCAAGCCAGATCTGCGGCACTGTTTTGGCATTTGGTAGTTTTGCCAAAAGATCAGCTTTGGTTACGTAGAATTGGTTTGGATTTGCGGGAGTTTCGCCAAATCCCGGGCTGACTATGTATTCAACATAGTCGATTCCTTGACTGATTAATAGATCTTTGGCTCGTACACAATACGGGCAGTCATGTTTGGTGTAGATTACTGCAGTCATGTCACCGTCCTATCTTGTTGTCTCAGCATGTGTATATGTATGCAAATTCCCATTCTGTTGAGCAATCCAAACACTGTCTGCAGGTGGAATCAGTCCAGCATGTTGATAGTGCCAAGCCCATCTTGAATGATAGTTTACACTGGGTATTTTACAATGTACTCGTGACAGATTGGCCTGCAATATACTGTGCCAAAATTTCCTATCGCTCCATAACCGCAGTGATGGTTCGGTGATCCAGTTTACAAGACAATGCATGCTTGGCGCTGTCAGAAAAAGACAGTTGGTATCGCAAAAATCTTCGCCAGTGCTTTCTATTGTGTCGATATAAAGAGCAGTCCCGAGTCTGGTACATATTGTTCGTGTAGCTGTTGCAACTGCTTGAGAACCAATAGTTTTTACCATCAATTCTAGGTGATTTGGTTCATAGGTGTTGTCAGCATCTAAAAATGCCACAGCATCATAGCCTTGGCTGAATGCTGATATAGCAGCCAATGCTCTGGGAGTAGCACCGGCATCAGCATGGCAGCAAGGTAATACCATGTGGTCAACATCGGGCCATTTGCTCACTATGGGATGGGGGTTGCCATCTGCCACCATGATGTGTCTATAATCTGCATGTGTCTGTGCTGACACGCTGAGCCTGCAGCGTGTCAGCACATCGGAAGTTTCATGCCAATACGGCGTGATAACTGCAATTTTCACAGGATGGGCAATTCGTTGTAACTGATGTCTGTACTGAGCACACCAATAACATAGTTGGTTGATTCAGTTTCCTGCAGTGCTGATTGCTTCTTGCTGGGATTACTGTGCTTGTTGAACCAAGGTATCGGAGTGCTGCGTGGCGCTGTGCCTTGGTATTTTATGCCTATGTCCTTCAATGCTGCTGCACTGGTGAAATCAACAAAATCTTTCAAAATATTAGCATTGAGTCCGATCACAGGGCCTTTGCTGAACAGATAGTCGGCCCAGGCTTTTTCCTCGGCTACTACGCTGGCATACATAGCGTACACTTCAGTTTGGCAGCGAATTTTGGCCTGGGCGAAACGCGCATCTTCTTTGACAACTTGATTGATGATGAATGCAGTCCAGTCCTTGTGCAGCATCTCATCCTGTAGGATAAGGCTGATGATGTTGCCGTTGCCAATAAAGATCTTGTTCTCAACCATGGCTAGGCTGGTGGCAAAACTGACCATGAAGCGAAACGCTTCCAGTGCATAACTGGCATTGAGTGCTAGCCAAATGGCATCGATGTGCTCTTGCTCGTGGATCTCCTGTCCAAGTTCCTTGCGGCAGTTGATAATGTGCAGAGCATTGTAGTATTCACCGATGTCGGCGGCCATGCTGATAATCTCACTGACGTCGTGGATGGTGTTGAATACGTCTTTGGGAACATTATAGATGTTTTGTATGATGTGACTGTAGGATTTGCTGTGAATATTGGTTTCAAACGCACTCCAGATTGACACTAGAGATTCCATTTCCGGTAGGCTTACCACTGGGCTGAATACCTGTACCGGGGCACGGCCCTGTAGGCTATCCAGTGCTGTTTGTCGCAATAGATTGCTGGTGAATATATGTTTGACCGCATCACTGGCATTCTTGAAATCATTAGCATCCTTGGTAAGATTGATCTCTTCTGGCACCCAGAAAAATCCACGCTGCTCCTGTTCATATTTGGCAACACGCGGATAACGAAATTCCTCAAAGCGCTGGACAGTTACCGGACCAGCAGGATCCAAGAACATCTTGCGTGTGAGATAGTCAGTTTTGGTAGATAAATCATATTGTGCTTTTGACATTTATATTCTTCCATTCTGTGTCTTGTGTCGGAACCCAACCATTTCTAAAATATTTTACCATATTCATGCAGGGAACTATTTCCTCACAGGCTATAATTTACACGACTCACATCCAGACTCATCATCAAAGTCAATTGGTTCTAGCATAGCAGGTGCTTCTCCAGCGTCGGCTTTTGATCCTTGTTTATTCACTAGTGAGTAGTATATGGTCTTGAGGCCCCACAAATGCGCTTGCATCAAGTTCTTAGCAACCAATGTCGCCGGCACTTTACGATCTGCGAAATGAGCAGGATTATAAAAAGTATTGGTACTAATGCTTTGATCAACATAAGCTGCCAAAACCGCAGCGGTTTTGAGATATCCGTCGCAGTCCTTTTGATCCCACATTAGTTGATACTTGTTTTTAAGTTTAGTGTACTCTGGTACAACTTGTGTGAGTGATCCTGCTTTGCTTTCCTTTGTGCTGATCAAGCTCATAGGTAATTCAATTCCATTAGTGCTGTTTATAACAACACTACTGCTTTCAACTGGAGCAATGGCCATTACTGTTGCATTGCGGACTCCATACTGTCTCATATTAGTACGGAGTGTTTCCCAATCAAGTTCTGGTGTAAAGTCTGCTAAGTCATTAACAGCCTTGGCTCTTAATTCCCAAGGAAATATTCCTTGCCCATATCGTGTTTTTTCACTATCGATGCATGCACCGCGCTCTCGGGCTAATTCAACAGTAGCCTCTGTCAGGTAAAACGCTTGATGTTCCATCCATGTCTTGACATCCTGGAGTGCGTCCTTTTCTCCATACTTTAGGTTACGCTTGGCATGCCAGTAGGCTAAATTGGTTATACCAATACCTAGTGGGCTGATTTCATCGTTAGATAATTTACTCTGGATTGATAGGAAGTCTTGATAATCTAAGATATTGCATAGGCTACGCTGTAGAATACGGCAAGCACGACGCATGTCTTCAGGATTACGGAAGGCTCCCCAGTTGATACTACCAAGCGTACACAAACTAATCCTCGCGGCATCTTCATCCACCTCATAATATTCATATTCATCATCCAGTTCTTCGGGTAGATATTCTATTTCTTCATATAATTCAATCATTCTTCAACTCCAAAATGTGTTAAAATATTTCCACCAATCCACTAACTATTTCAGTTTCTTCAGTTTAACAAATTGCTCTGGTTTGTTTAGTAAAAAGTCACTTGCTACTTCTTTTTTAACCTTAATAAACTTCTTCTTTGTAGTACCCATTGCAACAGTTGGCAACAAAATCTCCAAACAAAGATTACTTTGATAAATGGTGTGGAAGTTGGGATCAAATGGACCTTGATTCTGTACGTTGTCGATAAACACAAGATAAATGCGTCCAGTATCTGTGCGCTCTTTTAATATGCCGCCTTTGAATACATCTTCAGCTGCCATTGTTTTAGTACGTAAGTCTTTACGCTTTTCATATTTTACATACAGTTTTTCAAAAGCGGCGATATCTTTATAAAATGCTTCGTACAAGTCAGGTACTTCATTTGGATCAAAGAATGTTATATTTTCTTTGTTTTTAAATCTCCTCCAGAAGAAGGCAGAAAGTACCACTCCGTAGTCCATATGTCGTACCCTAGTTTCTTCTGTGCCTTGGTTATTCTTAAGAACAATAAGATCATCAAACTGAAGATGCCAAATTGGATAAAATACAGTAGCACTTGCGTTCCGGATCCCTCCTTGGCTGTTGTGAGTCAAGACCATAGGACCATGGCTGCTATTCGAAGCAAAAAATGTATGGGTGTCGTCTACTGTAATATCAATGTATCTGGTGTCGTTTTGCTGTTCAAAATCTGCAACCAGCAAGCGAGTAAATCCATTTTCAGTAAGAACGCGATCTTCATTTGTAAGATCCGTTGGCTTCTTTTGCAAGAACGATCCCGACTCATGTAGCACCATAATAGGGTGATTCACTGAGCAATTCAATGTCACACCATTTTCAAATTCTAATCGAACTTGGTCGTGTTGATTTACAGTAGTATCCCATTTATTAGTTACTGTTTTAAACACTATTTCGCCGTTCTCATTTTTAGTTTTAATTTTCATACCTGCGGTTAGATCTTTAATTTGAATCTTTTTAGTTTTTACCATTTTCGTGTTCTTCTCTTGTTAAAGTTTTGATATCAGTAAACCTATCGGACATCTCAAATTGACTGACTTTTAATACCGTTTTACCTCTAGTTGTTTTGTAGTATTCATTCATTAGATCTTTTGATTTAAAAAACTTACCATCTACTTTATAGAAAACCTTAGTACTTAAATTGGCGTAGTTGGTAGAATTTGTCTCATATTCTTCCTTGCTTATTGTGACAACTTTTCTTTCAGCAATGGAATATACTACAATATTTCCGGTATTATGATGTTTATATACATTTTTATCATATTTTTCTTTTGCTACTAGTTTCTTTTCTCCGGTGTCTCTGTCTATAACCGGAACTAACCCAAATGTATTACCAACATATCTGCCATTTGAGTTGTTGAATTCATTCTGTGACACCAATTTTTTACATTTATTAACAGTATCATATGCCGCTACTTTCCCTTTAGTAATGCCGACAAAATTAGGGTTAGACCTAAAAGTAGTCTTTGGGATTCTGAAAGTTTTTCCAGTAGTTGTGTCTAATGCCAGAACGTAATCGTTAAATTCAGTCAATTGAGTATTAGGATCAAAGTCTGTGGTATATATTTTTTTAATACCTGTTACTGTGCGTATATTCATCATACCTTTCGTAACGTGCTGATGTTTTCCTGTAGCGAATTCTTCTACCGTTACTCGATAAGTATTGCCACAGTTGTCTTTGCATAACACAGAACCCGCCCCACAGTTTGATCCCCCTGCTGTAAGAGAATTTAAAAAATCAGGATTCTTACCAACTTGATGCTTTTGATGGAATATTTTTTCTGCTGCGAATGCATCGCTTCTAGTTTTAAAGTATTCAACTCTATATTCAAACAAATCTGGGAATTTTTTTAGTTTTTCCTTAAAATCAATCACTGTTGAACTGGTAAAATACTTTATTAACAAATCGTGCATACCACTACCTTCAACTCCGCGAGAACCAGAGTAAAACTTTCCTGTTTCCGTGTCTTTAATTGTATAGCAATAATAAGCAGAGTTCATTAGCATATTAGTTTGTGATCCATTATATGATTCTTGTAGATAATTTAGCATTTCGTATACCTCCATATTATTTATGCTGGTATACGAAAAACTGTCATTTATCTATAGAATTATCCTCATCTAAAACCTCTACCCAGGTATCTGGGGTAACACAGCAACTGCGCAGATCACCAAACCATTTTTTCAAGAAAGGTATCATACCAGTATGCATGATTTCGCCACCGCGAATTGAGGAGCCCAATGGGCGCAGTCGACCTATTTCCAATCCGATCCCAGCACGTTTACTGGCATACTTGGCCATCATCTCGCCAGAAGCAAAGATACTATCCAAATTGTCGTCACTGCGGATTAGCACACAACTAGAAAACTGTTTAGTTGGAGTGCCAAGGCCAGCCAACACAGGTGTAGCAAGAGTAAACAAACCATCTGATGCAGCATTGTAGTATTCTTTGATATAGCGCATTCTCGCCGTATTTGGTTCTTCTCTATGGAAAACAGTAGCAGCGGCTACAATGTAGCGAATCTGCGGAGTTTCATAGATCTTATTGGTTGCCCTGTTGCGAACAAGATATTTTTCAATCATCTGTTCAATAGCA